AAGAATGATCCTTCTCTGCTTAAGGAGTTTTACACAAACTATACACGTTATGCAAAGGATACCGAAAAGCTTTCATATGACGAGTTTGTCGAAAAGATAGCAGATCAAGGAGTTTCTTGGGCATTTAGTAAATTCCTTGGTTGTGAACTCATTGACATAATTTCAAAAAGCTCGCAAGAAGACGAGTTTATTACTGCGTGTATCAGCTATGCAAGTAGCAGCAGTGATCTTAGCGCACCATTCATTAAAGTAGAATAACATGAAATCATTTAAGGAATACATTGCTGAAGCTTCAGCTGAAGGTAAGAACCTTCACATGACGCATATCGAAGATCAGGTAATTTACGGAGGCGTTAAAGGAGCACGTGAAGCAATCCTTGCGCTACGTAGCCTACGTGATATGCTTGCGGGGAACGCTAAAACTTCAACTGACGTTACGGTAAAATGGGACGGTGCACCTGCAGTATTTGCAGGGATTGATCCATCGGATGGTCAGTTCTTCGTTGCTAAGAAAGGTATCTTCAACAAGAACCCAAAGATCTATAAGAGCGTATCTGACGTTCGCGCCGATACATCTGGAGACCTTGCTGATAAACTATCCATTGCTTTTAACGAATTGCAGAAGCTTGGGATTAAAGGAGTACTTCAAGGCGACATCATGTTTACTCAAAAGGATCTTAGCGTTGAAGACTATGATGGCGAAAAGTACATCACGTTCCAACCTAACACAATCGTTTATGCAGTTCCAGCTGATAGCGATGTTGCAAAGAGTATCAAGAAAGCTAAGATTGGTGTAGTATTCCATACACGATACAGCGGAGCTACTCTTGAAACCATGAAAGCTTCTTATGACTTTGATCAGAGCGAACTTAAAAAGACTCCATCGGTTTGGTTCCAAGACGCAAAGGTTCATGACCTTTCGGGTAAAGCTACCTTTACGGCTGAAGAAACTGCTGAATTAACCGCAAGACTTTCGGTCGCAGGTAAGATATTCCAGAAGATCAACAGCTCAACACTTAAGGAAATTGAAGACAATCCTGACTTTGCACAAAGCCTTGAAACATTCAATAACACGTATGTACGTCGAGGCGAGGTTGTTTCTAACACAAAGGCACATGTTGATAATCTAATCAAATGGGCAACCGATCGTTTCAATAAAGATATTGAGTCCAAGAAGTCAGAGAAAGGTAAGGAAACAGCATCTGCTAAGCGTGATCAATATATGAAGTTCTTTTCGGATGAAAACAAAAAGAACCTTAACTTGGTTTATCAGTTGCAAAACGCGATTATTGATGCAAAGAGACTTATTATAAATAAACTCGATACTCTTAAAAAGTTAAGCACTTTTGTGCGAACATCAAGTGGATTCCGTGTTACAGGCCAAGAAGGTTTTGTTGCAATCGACCATCTATCAGGTGGAGCAGTGAAATTGGTTGACCGTATGGAATTCTCTAAGAATAACTTTTCGGCTGACATAATTAAAGGGTGGGATCGCTAATATGAAACAATCAGATACTACGACTGCAAAGAAAGAACCTAAGAAGATTAGATTGAGAGATCTGATTCCAGTTGACTATACCGATGGCTCATGGCCCGAAGACGAACAAGGTGAGTTGACATACGATTATTGGAAGCGTGCTTCAGGAGTTCTTGATGAAGAAGAGATCGAAGAAAGTGGTTCGTGGATTGATGGTTATATTGACAAGTATACACAAATGGTATACAAGCCTAAAGAAGAAATCTTAACACTAACTTGGAGAAATTACGAAAAATTTCCAAAGGATGTTAAGCTTGATAAAGCTTCATGGGAAATACTAAGTAAATCACAAAATCGTCCACGTGCCTTTAATCAGTTGTGGATGAGCGGAAAGATTAAGGCTATGAAAGAAGAAACCTCTCTCGATGAAGCATATGATACTGAACTCTCTAAGTATCAACTAAATGGAGAGCTTAATCGCGTTAACGGTCGTATTAAGTTTTTACAATCAGCACATCGTGGTTCCGCTTTACCCGCTGATGTTGCATCTGAACTAAAGAAGCTTCAAGACCTGCGTGATAGTATTCTCGCAATGCTTAAGGAAGAAGATATCCTCGACGACGTTGATGCAGACACCATAACTGAAGCTCTAAACATGCTGCAACGTATGAAGCGTCGTGCTATCATGCGTAGAAACAAATCTAAGATTCTCGCAGGTCGACGTCGCGCTCAACGCCGTCGTGCATCTACATCTGTTCTTCAACAGCGCGCTATGCGTGCAGCTCGTGCAGCACTTGCTCGTCGACTATTACGTAAAAACAAAGGTGAAGCCAGTTACGGAGAAAAAGTTCGTGTTGAAAAAATGCTCGCTTCTCGCCGCGGTGCAATTAAAAACATTGCTCGCCGCCTTCTTTCAAAAGTTCGCCAAAAGGAACGTATGCGTTTCCAAAAGCACGCCACTCCGCCAAAACCAATTCAATCCGTAAAGCCAAATAAGTAATGGGACTCAAATCATTCCGTACATATACTGAGGAATCAACTAAGGAATTAGTTGCCACCTTTGGTCGCTTTAATCCTCCGACAATTGGACATGAAAAATTGATCAATGCCGTCGCAAAAGAGGGTAAGGGTAAAACGTATCGTGTCTATGCTTCGCAAAGCGAAGATTCAAAAAAGAACCCGCTATCCTATGATGATAAGATCAAATTTATGCGCAAGATGTTTCCTCAATATGGTCGTAATATCATATTGGATCGTAGCATCAAAAACGTGTTTAATGTCGCAGCGGCAGCACACGACGACGGCTTTACGAAATTCACATTAGTCGTTGGCAGTGATCGTGTTCCTGAATTTAAGACTTTACTTGCAAAGTACGATGGCGTAAAAGGTACACATGGTTACTACAAGTTTCGTGATGGTATTCAAGTAGTATCGGCAGGTGAACGTGATCCAGATGCAGATGACGTTAGTGGAATGAGCGCGTCAAAGATGCGTGCCGCTGCAGCCGATAATGATCTTGATACTTTCGCAAAAGGATTGCCTAAAACATTTGGAGAAGTCAAGGAATTGTTCAATGCAGTGCGAAAGGGAATGGGACTAAAAGAAAGTCACAACTTCCGTAAGCACGTACAATTTCAACCTCTAAACGATATACGTGAACGCTATATCGCTGGAGAAATTTTCAATGTTGGAGATCAAGTTTATGCTGAATCTGAGAGTGGAATGATCTTAACCGTTGAATCACGAGGACCAAACAATGTCACGTGTAAACTACCAAATGGAGAAACTAAACGTTTCTTCTTATCTGATCTTCATATAGTTGAAGGATCTTCTTACTATACCGGTTTGTCTAAATCAACCGCAGACAAACGCGAAAAGCATTTTGAAAAGAATGCTAAGAAAGACGATAACAATGACAGTGCATATGAGCCTGCACCAGGCGATAAGACTGCTGTCACTAAGCCTTCAAAATACACCAAGGAGTATCAAAAAAGATTTGATGAAGAGGCTAGCCCAGCGTCTAAATCACTACGTAAAAAGTCTGAAGAATCTGGTATTGACTATGGTATACTTAAAGACGTTTATGATCGTGGACACGCTGCATGGCGAACAGGTCATCGTCCTGGAACAACTCCTGAACAATGGGGATTGGCTAGAGTAAATAGTTTTATAGTTGGCGGCACTACACAAAAGACCACAGACGCCGACTTGTGGAAAAAACATAAATCAAATAAATAATCATATGAAGAAACTTTCGGATATTCTGCTTGAGGCTGAAACGCTAGAGCATGTAAAGACAATCGCAGAAGATGCTGCAACTGACAATAGCAACACAATCATTCCTCCAGTAACGTTGGTCACAGCAGACCGAGTCGGCGCTGCTTTGCAGAAGTTAGATCAAATCGGCGAAATGGTTGATGATCTATATAATACGTTTTCTCATCTTGAGGAAATTGATGCAGAAGCTGATGCTGCTCTAACAGGTGCATATAATTCTATCGATGATCTATATGCAAAGATTGACGATAAGTATGACATCATCCCAGTTGATCTTGATGAATATGACATCGAAGAAGAACTTGAACTCTTTGCTGATGTTGAAACTATCGTTGAAAAGCTTTCGCCTGATGCTCCTGCGTCTGAATGGATCGATGATTTCATTAAGAGCGATGCTCCACAATTCGAAGGTAAGTCCAAGAAGGAACGTATCAAGATGGCTCTAGGCGCATATTACGGTGCACAACAGAACGAAGATCTTGAGCTTGAAGAAAGCTTCCGTCCTGGATATGATATGGTACCTGCTCCAATTGGTAAGGATACCTATCAAGCTGATGGACTACGTAAACTCTGGGGTATCAAAATGCGCGCTGGTAAGTGGGCTGATACCTTTGTAGCCATGTATGCTGACGGTAAGATTGGTATTGTTAATGATCAAGGCGTTAACAAGTACTCAACCGTCGACGCTTTTGAAAAAGGATTTGAAAAGTACCGCAAGAGTGGCAATCTAGACGAAGCGGTGAATAAAGAAAAGGTGCGCGAGAAGCTTGCGTCTCTGAAGAAAGCATATCAAGATATTATTGACAAAAAGCAAGATAAGAATTACACCGATAAATATGATGCTCAAGATCGAATTTACCATGATCGTCGATTGAAAGAAATTCCAACTGAGTTAAAGAAGCTTCGAGCAAAGCTTTTAGGAGAAGATCTTGAGCTTGAAGAAAGTGTTAACCTTCCAAAAATCAAAGAGCTTGTATCACTTGCTCTAATTGATGAAAAAGATGTACCTGCTACAATCGCTGCATTGAAAGCAACTCAATCTGACAAGGCATTGACTCCTGCGCAAACCAAATTGTTAGGTAACCTTGCTGTTATGTTGACCAACGTTATCCTTGGAGATACAAGCGCATTGTCAAGCGTTAAACGCGCTGCTAAGGAATAACTCTATTCCACCTTTCCAGCCATGAAGGATATTTTATGATCCCTTCGGGAACCTTCGGTTAATCTAGTTTCTTCTGGATTAACCGTTTGTTTTATTCAGCCATCCAACAGTTGTCGCAGAATGAATACTTAATTATTATAACATAGTCTGCGAAAATGTAAATAACAAAATTCATAATAAATAGAATTATGGACTTCAACGGTAAAAAAGAATTAGTAAAACGAGTACAACACGCTCTAGGATTAGATGCGGATGGACTAGACGGACAAAAGACATGGGCCGGTATTGTCGATAAGATATGTCCGCTTCCAGCTGAAACACCAAAGCCAGTTGAATCTGCTGAACAGGCCGTTGCTCTATCGCCACGCGCTTTAAAGCTAATTCTTGATTATGAAGTTGGCGGCGGTGAAGGTTACTATAATGCCGCTTTAAAGAATCCATGCTATCCAGGCGGTCAAAGCGGAGTTACTATTGGAATCGGTTACGACCTGGGTTATAATACTGCAGCTCAATTTCAAGCGGATTGGGGTTCATTCATAAAGGAGGGTGACTATAATCGTTTAGTAAGTCATATCGGTAAAAAGCAATTTTCTGCAAAGGCTGCTATCCCTTCTGTTAAGGATATTGTAATTCCATGGGATGCTGCTCTTGCGGTGTTCAAGAAAAATACCGTTCCACGTTTTATTAAAGAAACTCTTCGCGCATTCCCAGGCGCAAATAAACTACACAGCGACGCATTTGGCGCATTGGTATCCTTGGTGTTTAACCGAGGCGGATCTCTTAGTGGAAGCAGTCGTGTCGAGATGCTAAATATCTCGAAAGCAATTAAAGGAGAAATTCAAACCGCAAACATTTATGGGTACATTGCTGACCAAATTATTTCTATGAAGCGTCTATGGGTTGGTAAAGGGCTTGATGGTTTACTACGCCGTCGTAATGAAGAAGCCGATATGATTCGCAAATGTAACTAAAACAAAAATATGCCTACTCAATACTTATCAGGACCTAAAACATTAACGCGCGAACGCGCGCGCTATGAGGTCCACATGTTGGCCGACCAATTAACACCTGGCGGATCTTTAACGGATGCATTTGGTCGCCTACGAACCAGCTCGCCATTTACTATATTCGACAGTCAGTATCGCTATGGTGATAATGGCAAGTGGGATACGCTAACAGCAACTAATGGCTCTGCCACGCATGTGACAACCGAAAACGTAATGGCGCTTGCGGTGACCAACGAGTCAGGTAGTAAGGTTATTCGTGAAACACGTCGAGTAATGCCGTATCAGCCTGGAAAAAGTTTGCTAATTCTTGCTAGTTTTTGTTTAGGAACTCTTAAGGCAAACGTACGTCAACGTGTTGGCTATTTTGGAAATGATGATGGTATATTTCTTGAAGCTGATGGTGAAACCGTTTCATTAAAAATTCGTAGTCGCAGCCTTAATACTACGCTAACTGCGGCACGCACTGAATGGAATGGCGATAAGTTTGATGGGACGGGTTATAGCGGCCGCACAATTGATTTTAGTAAAGCTCAGATATTTTGGATGGATATTGAATGGTTGGGCGTAGGCGATGTTCGTTGCGGATTTGTCGTAGATGGTCATTTAATTGTAGCTCATACATTCCACAATGATAACGTCCGAACAACGACATATATGTCAACGGCATGTTTGCCTATTCGTTATGAAATTGAAAACTTAGCCGCAACATCAGGCTCAACCACAATGAAGCAGGTTTGCTCGTCGGTAATATCCGAAGGTGGATATGAACCAATTACAAAACAGTGGGCTGCAACAAGAACTACTGCTATCGCAAGTACGTCAGTTGCAAATGGATATGCTCCGGTTGTATCGCTTCGTTTGAAAAGTGGATATACTGACTCTATAGTCCTCCCTTCACAAGTTCATATTCTTGGCACTGGAAATGGAATCATTTATGAATATGCTCTTATACGAAACGCTTCTATTACTGGAGGAAGTTGGACAACGCATACTGGTAGTGGCTCAGTATTAGAATACAATATAAGCGCAACATCAATGACAGGCGGGATTGTTGAAGAAAGTGGACTATTTGAAAGTAGCAATCAATCTCGTCAAATAATTAATGAAAATTTACAATATGCATTTGAACAGCAATTAGGCAGAACGATCGGTGGTGCTTCTGATACATTTACATTAGGAGTCCGCCACTTAAGCACTGGCGGCGGCAATGTTTATGGCACACTAAATTGGAATAGTATATTATAATATGGAATCATTTAAAACATATGTAGAAAATTCTACAATCCCAAAGGCGCTTGAGTATCACATCATCAACGATATTCCATTAGCACAAAACGTTTTCCGCGCCCACACTCCAAACTATTATGCGCTGTTTGAGTATGCTCGACAAAACGTAGATTCGGTTGATACTCTATCTGAGTTTGATCGTATGCTTATGGAAAGCGATATTGGTCAGTTAGCAACATACGAAGGAATTGAAGTTCCACTTGACCATCCGTTGATTGAAGAAGATGACAAGGATGTAGAACTAAATTCTCCAAAGCGTGGTGGCGCTAAGAAGTTCTACGTTTATGTTAAGAATGAAAAGGGTAACATCATCAAAGTTCAGTTTGGTGACACAACTGGATTGACCGCAAAGATCGATGATCCTGCTGCTCGCAAATCGTTTGCGGCCCGACATAATTGTGATCAGAAAAATGATAAGACTACTCCTGGCTATTGGTCGTGCCGCCTCCCAAAATACGCAAAGGAACTTGGCCTAAAAGGTGGAGGGTCGTTTTTTTGGTAATATGCAACCATATCGCGACGGGAATAAAACAAACAACACTTGGGTTCGAGAATTTGAACCTAATACCGATAGTCATGAATTGGTTTGGCATCGTGACAAAAACGACCGAGCGGTTAAGGTATTGGAAGGTGAAGGTTGGGTATTCCAAATGGACGAACAATTACCACGTGAACTTAAGAAAGGTGATGTTCTAACCGTACCTAAAGAAACATATCATCGATTATTTAAGGCAGGACCCACAGTTTTAAGAATTGAAATTACTGAATAACCGAATGGAACTAACCGATAAAACTTTTCTAATCTTTGCGGCGCGGCATTATGTTAATCCATGTTGCATTGACGTAAAAGAATTTTACGAGGATATTTCGAGATTCAAATACCTTAAGAAACTTTTAAAGCGGTACAAAGATAAAGGTGAACTCCAAGAACGCTTGATATTAAATCATATCATTATCATCCATAATACATTTGGGATCTCTGCAGGTGTCCGCATGTGTTTTTTCAAAATACCTGAGGAATATTGGCCGGCGCTAAAAACCTTCCTGTTATACCTAAACTACATTTACATAGAGGAACATATAAATATTCCTAGCGACATGTACGTTGTGCGTAGACTGCAGCAAATCTAACACGAAAACAATATGGGATTACTTTCAAGAGCAACTGATACTTTTTATGCATTCCGCTTTTTGCGTTTGCTTACTACTCCATGGGAAAAAACTGGAGCTTATAAAGCAGGAATCATCGATGATAAAGGCAAGGTCATAAAGAAGCCAGAGACTTCTGATGAAAGGAGCGTCTATAATTATTTCCATCGTTTAGTGTTTAATGTCAAGCGTATGTTAAACAAACTACCATTTGGGAAGACTACAATTGCAAGTTATCTTACTGCGTTGTTTCTTATTAAGGAACATACCGGATTGTCAAATTCGGCTCT